ATCTTCTTAGCTGCTATGCGACTGAAGATACCACGCTCACCAGCCTTGCTCTCGTACATGCACTGCATCTCTGATAGGAATGACTCAAAGTCTGGCTTCTCAGTGTACGCTACGCTGTTGTTAGCAAGCCTACGATGCCCTTCGTGTCGCCACCAGTCTCCTGACTTAGCCTTAGCCATACGTGGATCAGAGAGGTTAGAGAGACTAATCAGTGCAGACCTACGCACACCACCTACAACTACAATGTCAGCAATCTTACAACAGATATCGTGGCACTCAATGCTGGTTAGCTTACGTCCAGCGGCCTTCTGGAAAATACCCACACAGAAGTTGAACAGATCCTCTAAAGGTTCTGGCCCTGAAGCACGACCGCCAAAGGTTTTAAGTCTAGCGCCTGCTTCTCTGATCTTGTGCATGTCCCACTTAGGTATCTTACCAGCATATAGAAGACTAATAAGTTTTCTAAAAGCAGATGCCCAACCTATCTTACTATCCGCCACAACAACAACAGTGTCTGTAGGGTGGAAGGTCTCAGCAATCTCTGGGAGCTTGTTAATGAAAGCTCTCTCTACACTGAAGCCCACACCTGTGCCGCACATAAGGACATACATCAGTTCGTCAAAGCTTCGTGGTGAGTCAATATGTAGATAACTACAGTTGAAACCTGCTACGTTGTCCTTAGCCAATGCAGGCCCTGCTGTCATCATGCAACGCATTGAGGGCATCACGTCCATCTCTAAGATAGCCTCTTTAAGCATGGTGTAGTCTTTTCCAGTTAGTTGACCACGGTCTTTAAAGAAGTCTACATAACGTGTTACTGTCTCGTGCCATGTTTCTCGTCTACTTTCTTCAGGCAACCAACGTGCATATCTACTTTTATGTATAAATTGTTGATACTGATCCATTAGCTGTTCTCCTCTGCCACCATTGCTGTTAGCTTCTGTAAGTACCAACCAGCTTTCTGTAGGTCTTCTACCTGCTTACCTTTGTAGTCATAGCGCCACAAATACTTCATGCAGTTGCCTTTGAGGTAGCCTTTGAATGCATGACTGGACATGGACTCCTCTATTGCATCAATACACTCTATATTCCCTGAGTTGTAGTGTTTAGGAGCACCTACCATGTCTTCCTGCTCGTGTGCTTCTTTCATAGCCATGTCAACGTATGGTTCTATTGCTGGGTGTTTCTTACGTAGTGCATCCCACTGTGCTGGTGTTGCGTCATTGAGTCTCATGTTTAAAATCCTCTGATAGTTCTTCAAGTCTGTCGTTGATGCGGTCACTAAACTTGTTGACTAACTCTTCTGAGCTTATATCTAATATCTCTATTAGTGTTAGTTCGTCTAGCTGCGACATCTTCTCCAATAGTTCATAGTATGTTAGAGGCATCCTAGTCTCCGTATTTCTCTCGCAAGTAGTTTATACTGACTGGCATCTCATCACAACCACCGTTTTTAACTTCGTTGAGCATCCATATACCTGACCAGCTTCCATTGGTCTGTGGTGTTAGATAGTCTTCGTCGTGTTGGTAGAAGATACCAGCGAATAAACCTAGCATGTTAGTGCCATCTGCCTTACGCGCAAAAGCAACATCCCTGTCTTGAACATGCCCCATCACACACGACATATACTTCTTCTGTAGCATCAGCTTTGCACTACTGACTGGTCTGCCCATAACACCACTGGTGAAGTAGTGAGAGTAAGCAATGTCGTCAATGATGACAGGCTCTAAGAAGTCATACACTTCCCAGCCCATCTCTTCAAGCTTCAGGTCTTTAAAGCCAATTAGACCGTCTAGCTTAGGGTCTGCATTGACTGCTCTTTCGATGCGGTATTCGTGATTACCTAGAGTGAACACCATGCGAGGATTCCAGCGTTTGTCTTTGTTGCGTATAAGACGCTTCTGCTCTGCTCTGATAGGCTCTAGGAAGGCTTCCATGCCCTGTATACCTGCTTCGATGTCGTTGCTGTAGCGTCTGCCCTCAAAGTTGCGAGTGCCGCTATCGTAGCTGCTCAGGGCTGGCATGTCCCAGTGGTCTCCGATATGTACTATAACGTCAGGCTTCTTATCTACAGCATACTGTCCAGCCCATCGTAGATGATCGATAGGATTTCCAGGTTTTACTTGTGTGTCTGGTATTACTAAATGCTTGGTCATTTTTAAAACTCCTCTGCTAGATACCATGTAACACACTTTCTATTGCATGAACTACATACACGAGCCAGTCCTTGTTTAGCTAATCCTAAGTTTTTCAAGCCACGAAGTCTTCGGCTAAATATCTGACGTTGTTGGTGCATATCTCCCTCAGACAAATCAGCCAGTTCGCTACTTGTCAGTCCTTGATTATCAACTAAAATGTCATACACCATTGCTCTCTGTGTATCCATCGCACCAGAACTAAACATCTGCTGCGCTGCTAACTTACTTGTTTCAGGATCAGTGGGCCTATAAAACATTTCTACTTGGTTCATTTCTTTCGCCTCTTACGCTCTGCGTTAGTCTTTGCAGTGTGGCACTTGTGACACAGTACCTGATACCCTTCAGCTTCGATGAACATCCTCTCTATGTAGGTGTTCCAATCAATAAAGCCTACTGCTGGGTCTACTACTGGGTCTATGTGGTCTACTGCTGCGTTGTTGCGTCTGCGTTTCTTTCCTTCTAGCGGTGGTAGTGTAGCGGGAGAGCCTTTGCCACACTTGGCACACTTGTAAACTCCCCTAGCTACTCTAGCCGCTGACTTAACATCGTGCTTTACACCCCACTTAGCGTGAGCCTGTCGGAGTGCGGAGACGATAAAGGAACGGAAACGTGCTTCTGTCCATCTTCCGTTATTCCTTGGTTTCATTGAAGCTCCATATCTCACCTTCGTAGCGCCTTAGCCAGAGCATCCTACCATTCTCTATCACTCTGGCCTCGTCACCATCGTACATCTCTACACACTTGTCGTAGAGTTCCTGCTCAGTAGTACAGTCCTTCAGAATCTTCTCTGACTTCTTCTCACCAATACCTCTGATACCTATGATGTTGTCAATCCTGTCACCCATCAGTATCTGGCGGTAGAAAAAGCGTAAGCCTTCCTCTGGCTTAACATAATACTTGCGTTGTTTAACAAAGTTATAATGCCAACCTGGAATCTGGTCAAAGTCCTTGTCTAAAGAGACCATGATGGCTTTATCACCGTGTGTGGTTCCTGCTATAGCTATGGCATCGTCTGCCTCTTCTCCTTCAGTAACTACAGCAGCCCACTTGTCGATAAGGTGTTGACGCAGTGCTTGGATGTGTACTGGCTTTTCCTTATCCTTGCGGTTTCCTTTGTACTCAGCAGTGACGGCATATTCCTTGCGGAAGTTTCCTTTGCCAGTGAGATACAGAACATAGTAGTCTGTTTCCTCGTCTACGTTGAGCTGCAACAGAATGTCGGAGATAAAGCCATCGATGGTACTGATGGCTGTCTTCTCTGATTCCTCGTTACATGACCAACCTATTCGATAGACTAAAATATCTGCATCAATTAAAATCATAACGCTTCGCCCAAGTCCACATCAGTAGTCTCAGCGTTGCCGCCATAGGGGATTAGGTCAGTGACCACTAGCTTCAGCAGCGTAGGGCTACGTCCTGCCTGACCTGCTGGAGACTTCCAGTCGTAGTAGGACAATACAGCCTTAGCTTTAGAGCCATTGCCTACTAGGATGCCTGTAATCTCTTTACCATCAGTATCATATACACGGATAGGATGGTTAGACTTCACAGTTACAAAGTCACCCTGACCTTCTTTGTTGCGTACACTCAAGCCCATCATCTCAAGAGCTTCTACTGCTGCTGAAGATAGCTGTGCTAGGTCTACTTGGTACTTACCTGACATGCGGTTTACCTCTTGTAGGCTAGACCACATCATCTCTGCGTTTACTGTTACTGGTTTTGCTTCACTCATCTTTATTACCTCTTTGGTTGTTTTAGATCACAACTGATCTACGTATATTATACCATATTTGGTATGTCTGTGTCAATGCGTTTCTGCCCAATTGTTTCCTACGTTGTATTCAGCATCAAGAGGGCAGCGCAGGTCTAACACTTCTCCTGCATTCCTGATGGCTCGTACTGCTGCTTTGCCTACTACATCAGCAAAATTCTCTGGTACTTCTATCTGAAATTCGTCATGCACATTAGCCACTAGTTTGTGCGGAATGTCGTATTTTTGTAAAGATTCTGACAGCAACACCAGAGCCTGTTTCATCACAACAGCACCAGCACCTTGCAATAGTGTGTTAAGTGCAGCGTGTTCGCTCCTGACTCGTAAGCGCCTGCCATCCAAACCTGGAAGTGTGCCGCCTGCTGAGTGTGTTGCTACCCTCTCTCGTAACTTAGCCAGTGCTGGTGTGTTTCTAAGGAACGAGTCTATAAGCTGTTGACCTTCTCTGTAGCCACCGCCTACTATCTGTCCTATCTTGGCTGCACCAGCGCCATACAAGAAAGCGTAGATGAATGTCTTGGCTTGGTTACGATCTGTAAGCCCTGCTGCTTTCATGTTAGCTGTGTGGATGTCACCGCTTAGTATCTCGTTGGTGTATCTCTCGTCACGCATATAGTGTGCAAGCATACGTAGTT